ATGAGCTATCTTCGCTTCAAGCTGCGCCAACTGATGCAGCGCATGTGGTTTCTGCCGGCGGCTTTTTCGGCCATGGCCGTGCTGACCGTCATCATCGCCTATATTCTGGCCCGGTTTGCGCCAGACGAATTGCCGTTCGTGGTGCCAGCCGAAGGTGTCAAAACCGTATTGCAGATTTTGGCGTCGAGCCTGCTGACAGTGGCGGTCTTTGCGCTGTCCACCGTGGTCGGCGCGTTCTCTGGCGCATCCAGCTCGACAACGCCGCGCGCAGTGCCACTGATCGCGGGAGATTTGCGCGCGCAGACGTCGATCTCCGTATTTATTGGCGCGTTTCTGTTTTCGATAGTGGGGATTATCGGGCTTTCGGCGGGGCTTTACAGTGAAGCGGGTCGGCTCTTTCTTTTTGTGGTGACACTCGGCGTGGTCGTTTTGGTGGTGACCTCACTGATCCGCTGGATCGGGCAGATTTCGGCCATTGGCCGTGTGGGCAACACGATCAGCGTGGTGGAAGAAGCGACGCGGGACGCGCTGAAGGTGATGAGCGAGCATCCGCTGCTCAATTGCCGGAAACTGGAGGGCGAACCTAAAGGGCAGCCGGTTTGCGCCCAAAAGCCGGGCTATGTGCAGCATTGCGACGCCAGCGAATTGCAGGATCTGGCGGAAGAGCATGATCTAATTGTAACCGTGATGGCGCGGCCTGGCACGTATGCGACGCCGGTGCGTCCGCTCTTGCTCGTCGAGGGGCATGCCGACGAAGAGGTGCGCACGGCTCTGGCCGATTGCTTCGTATTGGGAGAGCAGCGCGCCTATGACAGCGATCCCCGTTTTGGCTTTATCGTTCTGGGCGAGATTGCCGACAAGGCGATGTCGGCGAGCATCAATGACCCGGGCACCGCAATTGTGGTGATTGATAGTGTGACGCGCCTGCTGCTCGAATGGCAGGACGAAAACAAAAGCGGCGAGCATGATCGCGTGCTGGTTGCGCCTCTGGTGCCGCGAGATGTGCTGGAAGATTTCTATCGCCCCATTGCACGGGACGGCGCTCATATCATTGAGGTCGTGTCGAGGATGCTCAAGAGCCTTGAAACCGTGGCTGCATGTCAGCCGGGTTTTGCCGAGGCCGCGCGAGAGATGGCGCTGGATGTGGTGGCGCGGGCCGAAAAGGCTATGGATGCCGAGAGCGATCTGGCTGCGCTGAGCAAGGTGAGTGGCTGGGTGAAGTAGGCTGGACGCGGTGGTTGCTGCCCCGACATTCGAGCGTAGCTCTCATGGCCTTCATCACTAAAATCGTTCCACTGGAGCGCTTTTGCCTGTGGCACGCGCCACTCAAGCGTAGCTTTCGTGGCCTTCTCACCTGAAATTCTTCCACTGGAAGAATTTTACGGCTGCGCCGCCGGTTCGAAGTTATCCCCGCGTCACGCTGGTCTGCTATGTTTGTGGCATGGTCGACAAATTGGGTCGGCGGCGGGGATGAGCCCCGGCATTTTCGAGGATCGGTGGGATGGATAGAGCGGCCCGGAAGCGGCAGCCGGACTGGGCGATCGTTCGCGCGGAATATGAGGGGCGTTTGTTCCTTCCGCCGATGATTTGCCAGCGTCACGGCATCACACCCGCACAATTGCGCTATCGTCGGGAGAAAGAGGATTGGCTGAGCCTCAAGGCCCATCCGCCCAGCATGATGCATTTGATCGTGCGGATGTTGCGTGTGCTTGACGCCCAGATGAGAGAACTGGAGACGAATATGGATCTGCCCATCGACAAGAAAGCAACCATGCTGGCCGGACAGGTCAAAACGCTGGATAAGCTGATCGAAATGGGTGCGGCCAAGCGCAATGTCGAGCCGCCTTCCAGCAAGGATATGACCGACCTTCGCGCCAAGCTGGTCAAGCGCCTTGAACAGTCGGAGCGCTGAACACAAGGCGCGTGTCGCGACCATGGCAGGGCGCGACGTGGCGCGAGAATATTTCTGCTGGCCGAAATGGGCGCGTCGCGAACAAAGGCAACCACCGGGCGACTGGACCACATGGCTGCTGATGGGCGGGCGCGGTTCGGGCAAGACAAGAGCCGGGGCCGAGTGGGTTCGGCGGCTGGCGGGCAAGGGCATCTCGCCCATCGCGCTAGTTGGCGAAACCATGAGCGAAGCGGTTGAAATCATGGTACGGGGCGAAAGCGGCATCCTGGCTGTGCACCCCGAGGAAGAGCGACCGACGCTGCATGGCAAAAACAGGCTGAGCTGGCCCAATGGGGTCGAGGCGATGATTTTGACGGCGTCGGACCCCGAGCGGTTTCGCGGGCCGCAATTTGCCGCCGCCTGGTGCGACGAAATTGGCAAATGGCCGCATGCGGAAGAGGCGTGGGACATGCTGCAATTTGGATTGCGGCTGGGTGACAGGCCGAGGCAATTGGCAACGACCACGCCGCGCGCCACCGGGCTGATAAGACGGCTGGTGGCCGACCGGCACACGCAGGTGGTTCGGATGACCACGCAGGACAATTACCGCTATCTGGCGCCGACATTTTTCGATGCCGTGGTGGCCCGTTATCAAGGCACAGCGCTGGGGCGACAGGAACTCGATGGCGAGCTGATCGAGGATCGGGTCGACGCACTTTGGCAGCGCAGCATGTTCCGATCTGCGGACGGTACCGTGGATGGCCGTCTCGTGCTGGCGGTGGACCCGCCGGTGACCGGCACGGCGCGCTCGGATGCCTGTGGTATTGTCGTCGTTGGGCGACAGGGCGAGGGCGCCGTGGTGCTGGAAGATGCGACGCTCAAGGGTATCAAGCCCGACATCTGGGCGCGACGGGCAATCGCAGCCTATCGGGCGCATGAGGCCGATTGCATCGTTGTGGAAGTCAACCAGGGCGGCGATCTGGTGTTGCAGGTGCTGGCGCAGGTGGATGCGTCGGTGCCGGTGCGGCAGGTGCGTGCCAGCCGGGGCAAATGGCTGCGCGCCGAACCGGCAGCGGCACTCTATGCCCGCGGGCTGGTCAGCCATGTGCCGGGCTTGACCGCGCTTGAGGATGAACTCTGCGCCTTCGGGCCGGACGGCAAGGCCGATGGGCATTCGCCGGACCGGGTGGATGCGCTGGTCTGGGCGCTGACGGAACTGGTGCTGAACGAAGTGCGGCCGCGTATTCGCGGGCTTTAAGGAACAAGATATGGCCAACCTATTCAACCGCCTGTTCGGCGGGCGAACAAACACGCCCGGCGAGACCAAGAGCTTTGTCGGGCACACCATGCTGACCTTGAGCCAGCTCGGGCCGGCGCAGTGGAGTGGGCGGGGCTATGCGAGCCTCGTCAATCAGGGGTTTATGCGCAATCCAGTGGTGTATCGCTGCGTGCGGCTGATCGCCGAGACGGCCAATCGTGTACCGCTCAATGTAGTGGTCGACGGCAAGGTGGTGGATGAGCACCCGCTGTCGGCGCTGATGGCGCGACCCAATGGGCGGCAGTCGGGGCCGGAGCTGCTGGAGGCGGTTTATGCTTACCTGCAAACTTCAGGCAATGCCTATCTGCAGGCCGGGATCGTCGATGGTGTCGTGCGAACGCTGTTTGTTTTGCGACCCGACCGGATGAGCGTCGTGGCTGGACGCGATGGCTGGCCCGTGGCCTACGACTATAAGGCTGGTGGCAGGGCTGTACGGCTGAGCCAGGAGGCTTTGCCGATCCCAACCGTGCTGCATATGGCGCTGTTTCATCCCATGGACGATCACTATGGGATGGGGCCGCTTGAGGCGGCGCAGACCAGTCTCGATATTCATAATGCATCCGCGCAATGGAACAAGGCGCTGCTCGACAATGCGGCCCGGCCCTCTGGCGCGATGGTCTATTCTGCCGGTAACGGAAGCCTGACCGATGACCAGTTCAATCGGCTCAAAGAGGAATTGGAGCAGCAGTTTTCCGGCGCAGCCAATGCCGGGCGGCCCATGGTGCTCGACGGTGGGCTGGACTGGAAACCGCTGGCTCTCAGCCCCCGCGACATGGATTTTATCGAGGCGCGTAATGCTGCGGCGCGGGACATCGCGCTGGCCTTCGGCGTGCCGCCCATGCTGCTCGGCATTCCGGGCGATAATACCTATGCCAACATGGCCGAAGCCAACCGCACGCTCTGGCGACAGACGCTGGTGCCGCTGGTGGTGCGCGTTGCGCAGGAATTGTCGGGCTGGCTCGGGCCGGCCTTCGAGGGAGCCGAAGTGATGCCTGATTTCGACAAGGTCGAAGCGCTGGCCGAGGACCGCGCGGCGCTTTGGGAGCGGGTCGGTTCGGCGGGGTTTCTCAGTGACGAAGAGAAGCGGGTGATGGTGGGGCTGGGGGCTTCCAGCGTTCATCTGTAGACAAGAGCTATCAACTGGTTATGGTTGCTAAAAGATTCTTGGGGCGCGCAGTTGATCTTAGACGAGTACAAACTAGCCTACTATTATACTCTGCGTACTGAAGCGCGCCGCCGAGTTGTAGAGCAAATCAATCGACGTGCCACCACCGACAGAAGTCGCGAGACGTGGAACGGGATCACTCTTGCATCCGTGAATTTGGAGGCTATCGAGTATGCGCGGCTCGAATGGCCAAAATACTATAGTGTAGACACTCATCAAGGTTTCTCGCAGAGCTGGGAGCGACTCTACTATAAGTTCGCGCAGATGCCGGATCATTTTGGCGTCGCTATCTGGCAAGATGTCGAGGACAAAAAAGTGTTGCAGGGTTTGGCTTTAGGCAAGCCTTCTAGAGCTAAGACCCATCTGACAGTTAACTGGGTCGAAAGGTCCTTTGAGCCAACATACTTTCGCGGTGGCATTTTAGTGCCTATATTGGCCTGTGCCGAGGAATATGGAAACCTTCTAGGATGTGAAAGGGTTCTAGTTAAGGACCCCATTGACCCGGAGGTTTACCAAAGGTACGGCTACGGGCCGTTTACCCTGCACAAGGGTGCAGAGTATCTAGCAAAGGAGTTGCCACATGGCTGCGCTTAAGAAAACCGAACAGTCTGTCCAATCGGCTGACGTGGTTCAGGTTGCTTTCGCTGAGGCTATGGAGCGCATCGCGGCTTGTGCTCCTTCGTCTTCGCTTATTGCTTCCATCCCGCAGGATGAGTGGGATTCGTGGGATCATTCTCATGTGAATCCGCTTGTCGCCGACAAAGATGGACTCAATGCGCGCGACGAGGACGAAGTTGAGTACGTTGCCTAGTTCATCATAGCTTCGAGTGTTAAAGCCCGCCGAATAGGCGGGCTTTTTCTTTAAATCATGTCATCAATAAAGGTCGCGGGATGCGACCAAGCCCGCCTCCGGCGGGCTTTTTTATGTCTGGAGGGTCTCATGGACACCCTGACCACCACGATCATCGAACGCGGTGACCTCGCTCATCTGGCGCTTTTTCTCTGGGCAAGTGGTTCCAGCGCTCTGCTCGTGTGGAGCCTGAGGGAAATGGCGAAGGTGAATCAACACTTCAACGACTTCGTGCGGGAGATTGCCGCGCTGAATCGATTGTTCCGCAAGGAGGACTAAGCCTATGGCTGAAAAGCAGAATCGGGAGAGTGCGCAGCAGACGTTCCGGCAATTTGCCTGGAACCTGGCGGGCACCCTGGCCGACAAGCAGCGAACGCCGCCGAAATCGCGTTCAGCCGGAGCCAAGCGCGGATGAGTGCAATTTCCATCGACGCGGAGGGCCGGTTTGCCGGTTATGCCAGCGTTTTCAACCGGCTCGACAGCGGCGGCGATATTGTGTTGCCGGGTGCTTTTACGAGGAGCCTCGCCAAACGGCGCGGGCGCATTCGGTTGCTGTTTCAGCATGACCCCAAGGAGCCGGTGGGCATCTGGGAAAGCATCGCCGAGGACAGCTACGGCCTTTGTGTAACAGGTCGGCTGGTGCCCGGCGTGCCGCGAGCCGAGGCGCTGAAACGGCTGATTGAGCAGAAGGCGCTCGACGGGCTCTCCATCGGCTTTCGTACGGTGAAAGCCAGCCGCGAAGCGGGCACCGGGCATAGACGCCTTTCGGAAATCGACCTCTATGAGATTTCCATCGTGACCTTTCCGATGATGGAGGATGCGCGCATCGCTGCCCCCCTCACCGCAGGCGCGGCCATTGCCGCCGCCACCAAGACTATCCGCAACCGATAGAAGGAAACCGATATGGATCGGATTGACGACGGCCTTGAGATCAAGGCCGGCGCGGGGAACGATGTTGCCGCGCTGTTTGCTGAATTCTCGACCGCGTTCGAGGAATTCAAGCGCACCAATGACCAGCGCCTGGGCGAGATCGAAAAGCGTGGCACGGCTGACGGCCTGCTCGAAGGCAAGCTGGATCGCCTTAACGCCGTGCTGGACGGTCAGAAGGCTGCGCTCGACCGAGCAACGGCCGAACGCGCCCGCCCCGCCATCGAGGGCAAGGGGCAGATCGCCGATGGTGAGTATAAGGAGGCGTTTTCGGCCTATGTGAAGCGCGGGGAAGAAAAGGCTCTGCAGGTCGGTGTTCCTGCCGATGGCGGCTTTGTGGTGCCTGCTGAGGTTGAGAGCGAGATCACCCGCCTCATGACCCATATCTCGCCCATTCGCGCCATTGCCGGTGTGCGGCAGGTGTCGGGCTCAGTCTATAAACGTCCGATTACCGTAACCGGTCCGCAGACCGGCTGGGTGGGCGAGGCGGCAGCGCGTCCGACGACAACGAGCCAGACGCTGGCAGAGCTGAGCTATCCGACGACCGAGCTTTATGCCATGCCGGCGGCCACAACGGCATTTCTCGACGATGCTGCGGTCGATGTCGGCCAGTGGATTGCCGACGAGGTCAATGCGGCCTTTGCGGCACAGGAAACCACGGCCTTCGTCAACGGTGACGGTGTGAACAAGCCGAGTGGCTTTCTTTCCGGCACCAAGGTTGCAGAATCCAGTTGGGCCTGGGGTGGCCTCGGCTATCTCGCCACCGGTACTTCTGGTGCATTGCCGACCAGTAACGGCTCTGACGTTCTGATCGACCTCGTCTATGCGCTCAAGGCCGGTTACCGCCAGAATGCCAGCTGGGTGATGAACCGCAAGACGCAAGGCATGCTGCGCAAGCTCAAGGATGTCGACGGCAATTATCTCTGGCAACCGGCAGCAAGCGCCGATGGTCAGGCCAGCTTCATGGGTTTCCCGCTCGTGGAAGCTGAGGACATGCCGAACATCGCGGCCAATTCGTTCTCGATTGCCTTTGGCGACTTCAAGCGCGGATATTTGATCGTCGACCGTCAGGGCGTCTCGGTGCTCCGCGACCCATACAGCGCCAAGCCCTATGTGCTGTTCTACACCACCAAGCGCGTCGGCGGCGGCATTGCGGATTATGACGCGATCAAGCTGCTGAAATTCGGCGTGAGCTGAGGGGCATAACATGCACTGGCCGACACCCTCCCCTTGACGGGGAGGGTTGGGGAGGGGTGCTTCACACACTCGGTTATCGTGGCTCTCGCACCCCCTCCCAACCTCCCCCGTCAAGGGGGAGGTGCTCGCTGGTGTCTGTGGCGAGGCCGAGCGCCAATCCGAAAAAAAGGACAACAACAATGACCTCCTATCTCCTGGCGGGGCCCGCCGAGGAGCCGGTTTCGCTTGCCGAAGCCAAGGCTTTTCTCAAGGTGGATGATAATGCCGAAGATGGTCTGATCACCACGCTGATCGGCGCCGCGCGATTGCATGTCGAGGGCATCACCGGCCGGGCATTGATTGCGCAGAGCTGGCGTATCGTGCTTGATGATTGGCCGGAAAGTGGGGTGGTGAAACTGCCTGTTTCGCCACTGCTTTCGGTGACGGCGATCACCACAATCGATGCTCATGGCGCGAGCCATGATATTGGACTGGCGCAATTTTCATCCGACCGGGAAAAGCTGTTCGTGCCGCGTGTCGTGACCGGCATGCCGGGCCTGCAGGAGCGCAGTGGCATCGAGATCGATTATGTGGCCGGTTTCGGTGCGGATGCCGAACAGGTGCCAGCCGACATCAAACAGGCCATTCTGGGATTGGTGGCCCATTGGCATGAGCATCGCGATGCGGTGATCGTGGCAGGTTCCGGGGCGGTGGTTCCAACGGGTTTCGATCGGTTGGTGGCAGGTTACAAGCGGGTGCGGTTGTGAGCGAGCGCATTCCGCCGGTCGGCACGCTGACGGACCGGGTGCAGCTCAAGCGGCGCGAAAGCCTGGGCGATGGCGGCGGTGGGCATGAGCGGGTTTTCGTGCCGGTGACGTCGCTTTGGGCGCGGGTGCGGAGCCTGACAGGGCGACAGGGTATCAATGCTGATGGGCGCGCAGTGGCAATCTCGCACGCTGTTGTTTTGCGCTTTCGGGATGATGTTTTGCCGGGCGACCGGATCATCTATCGCGGCCGCAATCTCGATGTGGTGAGCGCCGCCGATATCAACGGGCGGCGGGCCTATCTCAGTTGCGCATGCAGTGAAACCAACTTTACGGGGTAGGCCATGCATCCGATTGCACTTTTGCAGGCTGCTTTAGTGGCTACGCTGGACGCCGATGCGGGTTTGACCGGTTTGATCGGTTCTGTGGGCGTATTTGACGCGCCGCCCCGCAGCCGCCCCGCGCCCTATGTGGTGATCGATCGGCACGATATTCGGCAACGCGATGGTGACGAAACGCCGGGGCAGGAACATCGGGTACTGCTGAATTGCTGGAGCGACCAGCCAAGCCGCAAGGCCGCGTTGGACATTGCCCAGTGTGTGGTGGCGGCGGGGTTGGTATTGGCGCCAGTGGGACTGGCGGTAACCCATGCCGAACATGTGCGAACCGAGACACTGATCGACAACGCGACGGGTCAGGCGCGGGCGGCGGTTCTGCTGCGGTTTCTGAGCGAATAGCCTCAGATCGAGCGCGTGAGACACCCCCTCCCATCCTCCCCCGTCAAGGGGGAGGTGCCGGCCGGTGGGGTGGCAAGAGCGTGCAACAAACTCGAGGCAACACCCTCCCCTTGACGGGGAGGGATGGGGAGGGGTGCTCGCGCACTCTAGAGTAGGAGACAAAATGGCAGCCCAGAGTGGCAAGGATATGCTTTTAAAGCTCGACCAGAATGGGTCGGGCAGTTTTCTGACGGTGGCGGGATTGCGCACGCGCAGCCTCAATTTTAACGCTGCCAGTGTGGACACCACCGATCAGGAAAGTGCCGGGCGCTGGCGCGAATTACTGGCGGGCGGCGGGGTGAAGCGGGCTTCAGTCTCCGGGTCAGGTGTGTTCAAGGATCAAAGCTCGGACGCGACAATCCGTAGCCTGTTCTTTGCTGGTACCATTCGCAACTGGCAGCTCATTCTGCCCCATTTCGGTGTGGTGCAGGGACCGTTTCAGATCGTGGCGCTGGAATTTTCAGCTGACCACGCCGGGGAAGTGACGTTCGACCTGGCGCTGGAAAGCGCAGGTGAGGTTACGTTTACGGCCGTTTAGGCGCGAAGCTATTTAACGCTCAATGCTGCCCTCGGACATGATCCGAGGGCCTCTCTCAGCATGTGCCGGGCTCGCAATGGCCCTCGGATCAAGTCCGAGGGCAGCCCGGTGTTTGGGGTAACAGATGACCAATATTCATCGTGGTGAAATCGCCGCCGAGATCGGTGGCGAGACGAGGACGCTTTGCCTGACACTTGGGGCGCTGGCCGAGCTGGAGGCTCGGCTGGGCGCAGGCGATCTGGCTGGGCTTGCCGAGCGCTTCGGCGAGGGCCGGGTTTCGGCGCGGGATCTGACGGCCATTCTGGGCGCGGGGCTGCGGGGTGGTGGCAATGCCGTGACCGACGACGACCTGGCACGGATGAGTGTGGAGGGCGGGTTGCGTGGTGCGGCGGAGATCGCCGTCAGATTGCTCAAAGCAACGTTTGGGGATGCTGAATGAGCGCTTTTCCGTGGAAGGATGCGATGCGTTTCGGGCTGGGCGTGCTGCGCCTGCCGCCTGAGGCGTTCTGGCGGATGACGCCGCGCGAACTGGCTTCTGCCTGGGGCGCGGTGATGGGTGATCGGTCTGGGCCGCTGGACCGGGCCGGGCTCGACACATTGATGGAGACTTTCCCCGATGGCCGCTGATCTGTTTGGCGAGGAGTTTCGTGGTGAGCTGAGCGATGTTTCGGTCGAGCTGCGCCGCATCGGCGACCTTGCCGATGGCGTCGCGAGTTCGGTGAGCCGGGCTTTTCGCGGCGCGGTGCTGGATGGAAAGTCGTTCCGCTCGGTGCTGGGCGACATTTCCCGCGCCTTTGCTGACATTGCGCTCAAGGCGGCGTTTAAACCGCTAGGAACGCTGGTGGGCGGGCTGGTTGAGAATATCTTTGCTGCCACCAATCCCGCATTCGGCGGGGTTACGCCCTTTGCCAAGGGCGGGGTGATCGCGACGCCAAGCTATTTCCCGCTTGGGCGCGGCATGGGGCTGGCGGGCGAGGCTGGACCGGAAGCGATCATGCCGCTGCAACGTGGGCCGGATGGACGGCTCGGGGTGGGCGGTGCCGGTGGCAATGTCAACGTCACGTTCAATGTGACGGCGAATGATGCCCGCAGCTTTGCAACGAGCGAGGCGGAGGTGAGCGCGATGCTCCTGCGGGCGGTCAGGCGAGGGACGCGGGGAAGTTAAGGCGCCCCCACCTAACCTCCCCCTGAAGAAGGGGGAGGGACCGATCGAGTTTGTTGCACTGTTTGAGCAAAGCGCTGGCCTGCTCCTCCCCCTTCTTCAGGGGGAGGTTGGGTGGGGGTGCTTGAGGACAAAAAATGGCCTTTCATCATATTCGTTTTCCGCTCGACATCGCGTTGGGCGCGCGGGGCGGGCCGGAGCGGAAGACCGATGTGGTTACGCTTGCTTCGGGTCGTGAGAGCCGCAATGGACGCTGGGCGCAGTCGCGGCGGCGCTATAATGCCGGCTATGGCGTCAAGTCCCGTGCCGACATGCAGGCCGTGCTGGCCTTTTTCGAGGAACGACGCGGGCGGCTGCATGGTTTTTTGTGGCGCGATGGGCTCGATTTTTCCTCGGGGGGCTTAGTGACCACCGCGACGGATCAGGTGATCGGAACCGGTAACGGCGCGCGCACCCAGTTTCAGTTGACCAAGCGCTATGGCGCGGCGTTCGACCCCTACCTCAGAACCATAGCCAAGCCTGTGGCGGGAAGCGTGCGCGTGGCGGTCAATGGCGTTGAGCAGATGGCCGGATGGACGGTGGATGTGACCACCGGGACCATAGGCTTTGCGACAGCTCCGGCCAATGGCGCGAGCGTGACGGCGGGGTTTTTGTTCGATGTGCCCGTGCGGTTCGATACGGACCGGCTCGATATTGAACTCAATGGTTTCGATGGGGCGGAAGCGCCGTCCATTCCGCTGCTGGAGATCTTGCCATGAGGGATGTTCCTGCCGACCTCGCGGCGCATCTGGCGCTGGGCGAGACGACAACGGCACAATGCTGGCGCGTCATTCGCACGGATGGGGTGACGCTTGGCTTTACCGATCATGATCGAGTGTTGACTATCGAGGGAACGGACTGCTCGCCAACATTCGGTCTCGACGGCGGCGAGGTTCCTGCGCGGTTGGGAGCGCAGGTTGAAACTGGCGAGGTGCTCGGCATTCTCGATAGTGCTGCCATCTCCGAAGAGGACATTCTGCTTGGCCGCTATGATGGCGCGACGGTGGAGACCTGGCTGGTAAACTGGGCCTCACCGGAGCAGAAGCTGCGGCTGCGGGTGGATACCGTTGGAGAGATTGTCCGCGAAGATAGTGTGTTTCGCGCGGAACTGCGCTCGCCACAACAGGCGCTGAACGTGACGCGCGGACGGCTCTATCAAGGGCTATGCGATGCCGTGGTTGGCGATGCGCGATGTGGCGTCAACCTTGATTTACCCTCGCGCAAGGGCGCTGCGACAGTCCTGGCCGTAATCGACCCCTTTCAGGTTCTGGTTGGCGGCCTTTCTGGTTTCGCCGAAGGGGCTTTCGCCTTTGGCGTGGCGCGCTGGGCGAGTGGCAAACGAAACGCCCTCTCCGATGCGGTGCTGACCCATCGACGGGGGCCGGAAGGCGACGTACTTGGCTTCTCCGAGAAGGTCGGCGACTGGGTGGCTATTGATGATGTTCTGTCGGTGACGGTTGGTTGCGACCGCCGGTTTTCGACCTGCAAATCTGTGTTCGGCAATGGCACAAATTTTCGTGGCTTTCCGCATATTCCGGGCAGCGACTATGTGCTGCGCCATCCACGACAGGGCGACGCCATGGATGGTCGGGCGGTGGTGCCATGAGAGCGGAGCATGTGGTCGACGCGGCACGGCAATGGCTGGGCACACCCTATAGGCACAGGGCATCTGCGCTGGGCGCGGGCTGCGATTGTCTCGGTCTGCTGCGCGGTGTTTGGCGGACGCTTTATGGCCAGGAGCCCATTGCTGTCCCTGCCTATCGGGCTGATTGGCGCGATGCGGATAATGACGGTGCGCTGCGCAGGGCTGCCGAGCGCTTTCTGATCGCCGATGAAGGCGTAGTGGCGGCGGGCCAGGTCGTGCTGTTTCGCCTGGGCGGTCTGGCCGAGGCACGGCACTGCGGGATCATGATGTCAGGCGAGCGGTTCATTCATGCGCAGGAACATCTGGGCGTGGTGGAGGCCAATCTGACTGATGGTTGGGCGAAACGGGTCAGCGCAAGGTTCCGTTTTCCCGACTGACCGCCTTCTTTTCATATCAAGGACAAATCCATGGCCACTCTGGCACTTTCTGTCGTCGGGCAGTTCGCGGGCGGACTGGTCGGCGGGCCGATTGGCGCGACTATTGGTCGGGCACTGGGAGCGCTGGCCGGCAGCGCCGTCGATAGTGCCCTGTTTGGCGAGAAACGCGGTGCTGAAGGGCCGATGTTCGACGTTCGGCTGGGCGGATCGAGTGAGGGCGTCCCCATTCCCCGGCTTTACGGCTGGGGGCGGTTGTCCGGCAATATCATCTGGGCGCGCGAATTGCTGCGCGAGGTGGCGGAGACTGCGGGCTCGAAGGGATTTGGCCGTCCGACTGAACAGAATGAGGAAATTCTTGCGAGCTTCGCCATTGCGTTCTGCGAAGGCCCGGTCGCGCGGATGGGGCGCATCTGGGCCGACGGACAACTGCTCGATACGCGCAAGCTGACTCTGCGTTTTTACTCCGGCGATGACGCTCAGCTTCCTGATAGCCTGATCGAAGCGGTGCAGGGGGCGGGCAATGCCCCGGCCTATCGCGGGCTGTGCTACCTCGTGGTCGAGAACCTGCCACTTAGCCGTTTCGGGAATCGAATTCCGCAATTGTCGGTGGAATTATGCCGGGTAGTGGGTGAGCTGGAACCAGCAATCCGTGCGGTGACCGTCATCCCCGGCGCCACTGAATTTGGCTACGATCCCGTGCCGCGCGTTCGCGTGCTGAGGGCCGGGGAGGGCGTGAGTGAAAACGCTCATCTGCAAGCCGGGGTCAGCAACTGGACCTGGTCCATCGACGAGCTGACGGCGCTTTGTCCAAACCTCAAGCATGTCGCGCTGGTGGTGAGCTGGTTCGGCAATGATCTGCGTTGCGGGTCATGTTCGGTGATGCCGCGCGTTGAAGGGGCGACCCGCACTATCAAGGACACGACATGGGGCGTCGCGGGCTATGGCCGCGAGGACGTCCCCGTCGTATCGAGCCATGCGGGCGGCCCAGCTTACGGCGGCACGCCATCCGATGCCTCGGTCTGTGCGGCAATTGCCGATCTCAGGGCGCGTGGTCTCAAGGTCACGCTTTATCCGCTTTTGATGATGGATGTGCCCACCGGCAATGGCATGTCTGATCCCTATGGCGCTGCGGAGCAGGGGCCCTATCCCTGGCGGGGGCGCATTACCTGTCACCCTGCGCCGGGGCTGCCCGGATCGCCTGATGGCACAGGGTCTGCGGCGGCACAGGTGGCGGCATTCATGCCGGGATACCGCGCTATGGTGTTGCACTATGCCAATCTGGCCAAGGCGGCGGGCGTCGAGACATTGCTGATCGGCTCGGAAATGCGTGGGCTGACAAGCGTGCGCGGCGCGGCGAACAGCTTTCCGTTCGTCTCGGCTCTTGTGACCCTTGCCGCCGATGTGCGTGCCATAGTCGGCGCTGGCACCAAGCTCAGTTACGCTGCCGATTGGAGCGAATATTCCGGCTATCAGGTGGGGGGCGAGAAATTCTTTCATCTCGATCCGCTTTGGGCCTCGCCCAATATCGATGCCATCGGCATCGACAATTACATGCCGTTGAGCGACTGGAGAGACGGCGAAAGCCATGCTGACGATGCGCTCGCGCCGAGCACATATAACCTCGAATACCTCGCCGGAAATATCGACGGCGGCGAGGGTTTTGACTGGTTTTATGCCAGTGATGCCGACCGACGCGCACAGATGCGGACGCCGATTAGCGATGGGGCGTATGGCGAGCCGTTTGTTTGGCGTTACAAGGACCTCTACGCATTCTGGAACGAGCGACATTACAATCGTCCGGGCGGCGTAAGGAGCGCCAGCCCAACCGCCTGGGTGCCACGGTCGAAACCGATCTGGATGACCGAACTTGGTTGCGGCGCGGTGGACAAAGGTGCCAATCAGCCAAACATTTTTGGCGATGCCAAAAGTGCCGAAGGTGGACGGCCTTATTTTTCGAGCGGCTTGCCGGACGGGCTGATCCAGCGGCAATTTCTGCGGGCGCATCATCGCCATTGGAATAGCCCCGCTACCAATCCAATCGGCATGGTGGACCCGGAGCGGATCTATTGCTGGACCTGGGACGCACGACCGTATCCCAGCTTTCCGTCACGGCAGGATATCTGGTCGGATGGCCCCAATTATCACAATGGCCACTGGCTGACCGGCCGGCTTGGAGGGCTGGCCAGTGATGAACTCATCGGGGCGATGGGAGCAGACCACGGCACGGTGATCGACGCTAATGCCAGCGGGGCGCTAATCGGCGGCATTGTTGTTAACGGGCCGGGAACGGCGCGCCAGGCTATTGAGCCTGTTTTGGACATTGCTGGGCAGGTGCTGGTTGCGCGCAATGGCACGATAAGCACCCAGATCGCCGGACGGGGCGACGATGCCGTGCTCGACATTGATAGGCTGGCCGACAACGGTGGGCCAATCCTGTCGCGGCGACGCGGCGACAGTGCGGAAAGGCCGACGCGGCTGGGCTTTGGGTATTTCGACCGGCAGCGAGATTATCTGTCTGCACATGCCACGGCGTTGCGTCCTGACAATGGCCCGCTCGTTGCCGAAAACCTGCCCATTGCACTGGATGGGGCTGCGGCTCGAAGAGCGGCGGAGCACCTACTGAATCGGCGTGCAGGCATTGGCGAAAAGGTGGAGTTCTCGCTGCCGCCGGGCAATGTGGCGCTGGAGCCTGGCGACCGGATCAGCTTGACCGGCCTGAGCGGGGGACCATTCGAGATCACGGAAATCCGCGATGGCGGTGTGCGCCGCGTCATGGCCAGTGTCATAGGGCGTGGCGAGGCAATATCGGTTAATGCCGATATGCCGAAAAGTGTCGCGAATGAACCGGCGGCTGAAATGGTGCCGATTGTGCTGGCCGCGCATTTGCCGCCTACACCAGACGATCCCTTGCGCAGTCGACTGCTTATTGCTGGCTATGCCAAGCCGTGGCCGGGTTCGCTGCGCATCCATGACGAAGCGACGGGCGCGGCGCTTGCGCAAGTTACGCGACCGGCCTCTATCGGCGAGACCTTGTCTACACTCGGTCCCGGCCCGTTTGCCGTCTGGGATCTGGGGCAGGGGCTGGAGATCGAACTGGGCGCGGGGCATCTGGCCGATATCCCCGACCTCGCGGCGCTTGCGGGCAGTAATCGGATTGCCGTGGAAACGGATGGCGGCGGCTGGGAAATCATCGGCTTTGCTCAGGCAGAGCTGACTGCAGCGCGACGATACCGGCTCACCCGGCTGCTGCGCGGGCTAGACGGTACGGATGCGACTATGGGGCCCATCTCGGCTGGACGTCGCCTGATCGTGATGGAGGCTGGCGGTCATCTCCTGCCAATTGACGGGCATCGCATCGGGGAAAGCCGGGCATTGCGCATTTATGCCGGGCCGAATGATGATCTGGGGCAGGTCATTGTGGTCGAGCCTGATCCGGGGCCGGCTTTGCCTCTGGCTCCGGTGCATTTGCGCGCATCGCGGGTTAGTGACGGCGCAATTCACCTTGCCTGGACACGCCGAAGCCGAGCCGATGGCGATGGCTGGGGCATTGCTGAGCCGCCGCTTGAGCATGTGCCGGAACGTTGGCGCATCAGCATTTTTGATGGCGGAACCTCGGTGAGGATTATCGAGGCGGGCAGCACCAGTGCCAGTTATGGCGCAGGAGAGCAGGTGGCCGACTTTGGCGGCCCCGCTGGCCCATTCACGTTCACTGTTGCGCAGATCAGCCCCGTTCTCGGAGCGGGGTATGCTGCATCTGGAGGTTTTGATGGCTGATACACGCTTTGACATCTGTCTGGCTGAAGTGTTGCGGCATGAGGGAGGCTATGTCGATCATCCTGTCGATCCGGGAGGGGCCACGAATATGGGCATCACCCGCAAGACCCTTGCCCGCTGGCGTAATGTGTCGCCGTGGTGGGACCTGCCCAAGTCCGAGGTGCAAAAACTCAGTCGTACCGAAGCGGGGCGCATCTACAGGGCAGGATACTGGAACCTGTGCCGGGCCGACGACATGCCTCCGGGCCTACATCTTGCGCTGTTCGACTACGCCGTCAATTCCGGCCCTGACCGCGCCATCCGAGCCCTGCAGGCCGTTCTGGGCGTGGTCGTGGATGGATTGGTGGGGCCACTGACCATAGGGGCGGCGGCGCGGGCCAATGCGACCAATGTGGTCAATGCGCTCTACGACCGCAGGCTAGGCTTTCTCAAAGGCCTTGCCACTTTTTCCACCTTCGGACGCGGTTGGACCACCCGTGTCGGATCAGTACGCGCGGCGTCGTTGGCTGCCACGTCACGAATGAGCTCATCTCAAAAGGAAGAAACGCAAATGGACATTTTGTCTGGCTATAAAACCTACATCGTGGCGGTCCTCATGCTGCTGGCCGGTATCGCGCAAATGCTGGGGCTGGATATGCCTGCCATGGAGGGCAGCTCCAGCGGCAGTTTGATGCTGGAAGCGTTGGCAATCCTGTTCCTGCGGCGCGGGCTGAAGGGCGATATCGGGAAAGCGTGA